AAAAAATCGGTATGATCCCATTAAGAGAAGAGAATTCTATTCTTAATTAGATCTATTCTTTATATATGTATATATATTCTATATCTATTAGTATATAAGAGTATATCTATATATAAGGACCTTTCGGTTAAATATCTTATCTCTGTAATTATTGGGAAAAAAAGCATGAAAAAAAAGTGATACTTAATTGAAAGAAGTTGTTTAAATAGGTTCTCTCAAATAGCTATATCTAACTATATATAATATAACGAAATAAGAGAGAACCTGGGATTCAAAGGCTATTATGAAGCTCTAGTCCATCCTTTATGTGATTTAACTCCGTGATCAGAAAACATCTGTCTCATAGTACCTGGTGTTAAATCATTAGCTATGCAGAAATCAGTAAAACCCTTTCTATGTACAGTTATTAAGTCACCTGACGGGGAACATAAATTATAATATTCACGTCTATCTTTTCTATTACTTAATCTACCAGCACTAGCAGCTGATTTAACATTATCAGCACCAGATAACCATCTAAGGTTACAAACCCTATTATCACTTTTATCAAAATTAATATGATCAACAGTTCTTTTACTATCTGGATTTGGAATAAATGTCTCAGCAACTATTCTATGAGCCTTAACTACTTTAATAACACCTTCTTTATTAGGTAGACGGTAATGATAATAACCTACTGCATCTTTACAAGGTTTAAGTACTTTACCTTTCTTTATCATAATTCTACCCGTCTTACATTCAATTCTACGGGGTAATGATTTAACTCTACCTAAATTACTAATTCTATAACCAGGGTAATTATCATTAGATTTCCATTCTTCGTTAGGTAAGTCTTCTACACTACACTCTAATTTAACATATGTTTTATAGTCTTGTAGGTTACGTGTATAACCTCTAAAGTGATATAAATTATGTTTATCAGATAATAGCGAAGATATACCACTATTAGGTATATTATTATCTAATGTGAATCGATAAATTGATTCGAATTGTACTTCTTGGCCGTTTGGATCGATTAATTTGTAAGTCATTTTTAATTTCCTTTAGTTTATATTATTATTTTAAATAAAATTGTGTACTTTCTATTATTATATATGCCCTCAACCCGCGAGAATGAAGAATTTTGTAAATATTATTTAATTTAATAAATATTGGGTGGTAGATGTGAGAGATAACTGGGGTATATATAAAAATAATATATAATATGTCCAACTATTTAACCGAAAGGTCCTTATATAGATATATACTTATATACTAATATATAGATAAATATTAATAATAGAGATATATAATATAGATCTACATAATATAGAATAAATACTCTCTTAATGGGATCATACCGATTTTTTTCCCTAACTCATTAAGAGTCAATAACTTACAGAGCAAAAAGTGGGTATTTTTATAAAATAAACAATTAAATACTTGCTTTATTATTAATTTTCTTAATTACTTGTAATAATAGTATAAAGCATAATTCTTAACGATTAATATAGTTTAGTACCGATTTTTTATAAATAATAGTGAAGTAAACAATATTAACAATTTTCCAGGGTATATAACATGAAACTACAAAAAAGGTTATCAAAAGAGATGATTAAAAAAGACAAGTCATTAGTTCACTTATTAGATATGGAGCAACACTTCTTCCATTACCGTCCAACTATTCAATCAGATGCTATTGATCCAGTAACAGGTAAGCAATTCAAATCTAATAAACTAGAGCGTATAAATATATTCTTATATCAAATATATAGAGCTACTATAATTAAGACTAGATTAAATGGTAAATGTGGTGTAAGGTATGTTTACACTTATCTTAGTAATAAAGAGCGAGAAATATTATTATCCAATTACAAATTAACAAACGAAGCTATTACTTATTTAGTTGATAATGATTACCTGATAGTAACAGATTCAGATAATAGTTCCAAGTATAATAAAAATAAGAAATATAAAGAATATATGCTTACAGAGAAGAGTTATGATATTATAAGTAAGCATGAAGAAACAGAAGGATTAATGCTACCTATTAATCCAATGGTTTTTAAATCTTTATTAAAGTTTCAAGCAAGAGTTTATAGCTCATGGCTAGTATTCGCATTTAATGAGCAACAGGATATGTATTTTGACTGTACATGTGAGCAGTTTATGATTGAATGGGAAGCTGAAGGTCGGTATGAAGAATGGGTAGATAAATGTACAGTAGAGGGTAAAGATGATACAACATATGAAACATTTATAGCTAACGGTACAGAACAGTGGGAATATATTGATAAGTATAATAAAGCAACTATTCAAGAAAGAGCTACTACCTGGAGCTGCTGTAAATTTGGTGAACGTACACATAGCATATTTACTCGTATTATTACCTTTGCTCGTAAATTTATTACTGATTCAAAGGGTAGACTAGATGATAGTGTTCATATTGACTTATCACAGTCTCAACCTACTATGATAGCGCAAGCTATTTATACTGAAATAGGTCCAAACAAATTTACATCTTATATAAATGAAGGTAATCGTATATATGATATGTTTGGTGGTAATAAAGGTAAGTTCTTAGAGTGTATTTTTGGTCGATATACTCAAGATATAATATCAGATTCTTTTGGAGATAAAGTACGTGATGTTATTAACGCTCTTAAGTATAATAGTAAATATACACCTAAACATAATACACAGAAATTACAACCAAGTGTAAATGAAAACGGTACAACTATTAAAAATAAGCATAAGCAGTTAGCTATGAATCTACAGAGATTAGAATCTAAAATGTTTCGAGAAATCGCTCATACACTAAAATCCGAAATAAAGGATATAGTATTTACCCAGGTACATGACTGTTTTATTGTTCCACGTAAATACCAGTTTGAAGCTAGAGCAATATGCTTAAAAATCGCCAAAAAATATTTACCTGATGTAAATGTCGAGTTTAAAGTAGAAATATCAAATGCAATGTAAGGAGAACGTAATGAGTAGGAAATGTAAGAAGTGTGGTGAAATAAAACCGTTGAATGCATTCAATAAACACTATAGTTGTAAAGATGGTTTTAATACACGGTGTAAAGAGTGTATAAAGGATGCTCACCGTTCTTTAAAAGGACGTATTAATCGTATTTATTATGATCAGCATATTTATAGTAAGAAACGAGGTCACCATCCACCTAATTATACAAGAGATGAATTAGCTACCTGGATGTATGCTAATGGGTATGAGGAGCTACATAAAAAATGGGTTGAATCTGGCTATATTAAAGCGTTATCACCTTCTTGTGATCGGTTAGATAATAAGAAAGGATACTCATTAGATAATATCCAATTAGTTACTTGGAAGATTAATCATAGAAACAATACAGGTGATACACACGGGAGTGCTAAGGTTCTAGATTATTATAAGACTTACCCAATTAATAGAGCTAATTTTAAACAAGTATGTATTCGACGTAATTGGTCATTTGATGACTTTACTGAAGTGTTTAATCACACACATACATCTCCGAGTGGTAGTAGTTATAGCAAATATACATATCATTTAAATTAAGTATATAATACCTATCTAACACACAGAGAGCCTTTGAGAATTAAGGTCTCTCCTATTTTAACATATTATCTATACTCAACTATAGGTAAATCTCAGAAACTATTTAAATAGTTCTAAAATATAGTTAACAAAATTAATAATTATATATAATAAAGAGTATTTAAGAGTGGGTAAGCTAATAGATACACTTTCGTCGCTTTTAAAATAATTAACAAACAAAGGAATAATAATTGTCTTATATTATTATACATATACTGTGAGTATTACTGGTTATTAAAAAAAGCTTATAGGATGGAGGCTGAGACTTGTCCGCTCCATTATACAGAGTAGAGATTTATTCCTCTCTTATAAAACCCAGATAGATTATTTTCTATCTGGGTTTCCTCATTTTAAGGGCTTGAGAATATAAATAAAGGAAAATAACAAAAGGATATTAATTATGTACATATTTTCAAGTGTATTAAATATTATAGCTATAACAGGTTCGATAATTACATATGACAAAACCTAAATTCACATATAAAAAAGAAGAAACTTTAACTGAATTAACAATAGAGATTCCAACTCATATTTCAACTGGTAGTAAAAAGAAGTATGGACTTAATCTAAACGTTTGGAATACAATACATTATAGAACCAAGCACAAGATAAAACAACTAGTATTTGACCTATTAAAAGATAAATTAAAGCCTGTTAAATTACTAGAGCCATTTAATGTTGAATTTACTTTACAATCAGGGGATAAAGGGAAGAAGGATAAGTCAAATTTCTTTTCAGTAGGTAGTAAAATAGTTTATGATGCATTGACTTGTTATAGTGTTATTAGTGATGATAATGATTCAATTATTAGAACAGAAACTATTTACCCTAGTACATATGTAAAAAATGAACAAAAAATGATATTTACTTTTAAAAGTATTTTATAACAAATATAATAAAGAGTAATAGAGTAGTATTTTTTATAATCAATAATCGTTCAAAACAAAATTGTGTTTATTTAGTGTTACTCCTGTTTTGGTACTACTCTATTACTTAATATTTGTTTCATTCTGAAAAGATCCAAAGTTTTTAATTAAGCTTTGGATCTTTTTGTTTAGGTGTAAAATTTTGTAAATAATATAAAAGCAAGTTAATGTTAATAAAAATAAGGACACAATTATGAGTAGAGAAGAATTTAACAGTAAATATCAATCAATGGTAGAAGAGAATTTTAGTGACTTTTGTATACTTGATTATACAGGTAAAGTACCTCGTGAAGAGATAATGTATAAAAATGATTATACGATGAGCAGTATTATGAATGATTATACAGTAGATAGTTATATGTATAATAGTATATCAAAGCGATTATGTAGAGTAATAACAACTGATATAGATATACGACACTGTATAGGTGATATTACTGAGGAGAATATACTCGAAGCTAAAAGTCGTTTAGAGAGTAGACTAGGTGGGTGGCGTGTACCAGTAGGAAAAGTAGGAAAGGTATGTATGCTTATGTCCTGGGATATTTACTATGAATTCACAGAAAAGGGTCTTTTAAGTGAGGATGGTACGGAATATAAAGGTATTAAAATTATCGTGGATCATTCACGTACATGTAACAACTATAAACGTGTTATTTTATATTTAAGCGGGTCTATTATAGTAAGCGTATCTAGGCCAAGTGAGTTAGATTTCAAGTCTAGAGATGTACAACGTTATAATAATGGAGAATATGTTGATCTAGTAAAAGAGAATGGTAGTGTGACTTGGGAAGTTGGTGTTAAGCAAGTAGCGCGTGACTTACTCGTGCTTAAATAAGTAAATAAAATAAAATAAGGGCAAAATTATGAGTGAAGAAATGAGTAGAGAAGAATTTAACAGTGCATATGAATCAATACTAGATGAGAAGTTTGGTGAATTATGTATAATTGATTATACTGGTAAAATACCTCGTGAAGAGATAACATTAGGTGATGAATACAATCCGAGTAATATTATGAATGATTATACAGTAGATAGTGATATGTATAATAATATATTACCTCTTCTATGTAGAGTAATAACAACTGATATAGATATAGGACACTGTATAGGTGATATTACTGAGGAGAATATACTCGAAGCTAAAAGTCGTTTAGGTAGTGGTAGACAGTATGGGTGGCGTAAACCAGTAGGAAAGGTATGTATGCTTATGTCGCGTGATGTTTACTGTGAATTCGAGGAAAAGGGTCTTTTAAGTAAAGATGGACGGGAATATAAAGGTATTAAAATTATCGTAGATCATTCACGCACATGTGATAACTATAGACGTGTTATTTTATATTTGAGCGGATCTATTATGGTAAGCGTATCTAAATCAAATGAGTTATTTTTCAAGTCTACTGATTCAGGTTTTTATGAAAAAGGAAAACGAGTTGAACCTGTGGAGAATAGTCGTGTGGAGTGGAAATTAGGTGCTAGACGATTAGAAGATAAGTATCTATACGTACTTAAATAAGTAAATTAACAAAAAGATCCAAATTCTTAATTGAGTTTGGATCTTTTATTATACATTAATAGCAGAGCACATGGAGAGCCTTTGAGATTTAAGTTCTCTCCTATTTCAATATTATATCTATAGTCATATATAGCTTTTTCTCAGAACCCTTTAAAATAAGGGATTCAAAATATTTCTAAAATCTAGTTGAATTAATTATTTTTCATTCTATATTATTTTATCGTAAATAAAAATAACAAGGGAAGGTAATTTATGTGTGATTTGTACTACGATGCTTTGACGAATGAAGAAGTTGCAGAAATTAAAGGTTTGTATGATGAAATGTTTGGAGATGAGTTAGGAGTAGTTGAAGGATGAATTTTATCCAGGTAGTAATTGTTATATGCGTGCTAGTTGTTATTGCGTATATTGGAGCTAGAATACGAAAATAGGAGATTATATGGCAGGTGATTTAGTATCAAGAATGGGTGCTTGGTTTCTTATAGTTACAGCTGTGTTTGTATATAAGGGAATCAAGGGAATTATTAAAATGCATAAGGATAAGAAGTTTGATAAGGAATCTGAAGAGTACTTTAAACAGAAAGAAGAATATTTTAACAAAAAATAAGAGGAGTCTATTAAGACTCCTCTTTTTATTTTACTTATCTTCTCGTTTAATTGCTTTTGATAATTGACTAGCTGCAGATGACATTATAGTAGCAGACTTCAATGCTTTCTCTCCTGGACTCTTATCACTGGTAAGTGTATCTAATGTACGGTTTAGCTTAGTTAGCCCTCCTTCAATTGGAGCAAACCCTTCACCAGCCCATCTATATGATTTATAATCCTCGAATATAGCATCAAGTACACTATCAGTAACTATCTCATTAATCTGATCTAAAACAGGTATACCGTCAGTTGCAATAGTTGACATATGTAATAGAGTAGTTGATAAATCCTGCTCATCTGGTTCATCTCCGAATACAAGATAATTGAATAATACTACTGAACCGTAATACAATACTTGTTGAGCTATTAATAACCCGACATCCTTTTTGAATTGTTTACGAACATTCTCATATTCCTTCTCTACCTCTGCTATACGCTCTTTGTTTTTACTTGGATCCTTTTTCAAGTTATCTAATTTAGTTTTAAGAGTTTTACCATACATCAAATTATTTGTTAGTAAACGGGTTTGAAGCAAAGGTGTAGTACGGAAAGTTGTTAGCAGTGCACCAACCTCATCTCGCTGGAAGTCACCTAGCTTATCAATTCGACTAGATTGCTGTGTTTCATGAGCTGCATCTAATCCCTCTGCATATGCTAAGTTCTGCATCTGTCTATACTGAGAACTATCCTTATCGATATGTTCACCGTGAGTATTGTAGTATGCATCTTCCTGGGACTTCATAGATGCTTCATACTCACTACCAACAACATGTTTGAATATCTCATAATCACCCCAACTAGATAGTACACCCCTCCGTAAAAACTTTTTAACTTGTGCTACACGCTTTTTAACCCCTGACAAATTAGACAGGTCAACATCAGCATCAGCAATATCAATAGAATACCCCCTAGACTTACGTACATCTTCCATTCCAAACGTATCTTCTAGGAATTTAATCGTATCATCACTGGCGAAGAAACCTGATCCTTCAGTTTTTAATCCACCCATATAAGCAACGGGTACAGACGTCAACTGTAGAACAGCTGATCTAACATTCATCCACATTGTAGATAAAGTAAACCAACTACGGAAATCTCTTAAATAACCATGTTTAGCACTTTTACGTGTTTGATTAGCAGTATCAGCTGCATGTGCTTTAGTTGCATTATAGAATCCTTTACCAAATGTATTAATAACCTGTTCACGTATTCCAGTATTTTCAAAAATACTATCCAATAACGTTTTGATATCAGAAAATACCTTTTTATTAATATAATCTGTTATATCATTATGTGCTTTAGTAAATATATCAACACCTCTATCATATGTATATGTACCATCAAGTATATCTCGTAGCGTGACATCAGTAATACCAACATCTGGACCAACTATCTGTTTAACAGCTGGGTTATACTTAATATCACCTTCATCTATATAAGCTGATAAGATATTATCAACAACCTTGCGATCCTCTGGGTTAATGAGATTATTCTCTTTTAGCCATTTAATTGTAAGGTATTGTCGTTTCTTATCTCTACTAGCAGTTCTATAGTCGAATATACTATAGTCAATATCACTTAAATCAACAGATGCGTGTGCAAATAAACTTAGTATATCGCGTTTAAGAATTGCATCAGTTTTACCAAAGTATAGGTATGTAATTGCCTTACCAACTTCATCCATATTGATATTTTCAATTGATTTAGCGTTTAATGCATTATTTAAAGTATTAGTTGCATCTGCTCTAGATATACCACTTATTAAGTTAGTAATATCACTAGTCAGATCATTTAAACTACTAAAATAATTATCCACGTTATCTACACCTACTACATCAGATACAGCTTCATTGATACGAACAGCTACACGTGCATCTGATACCTCAGACGCTAGATTCGCTTTTGCTAAATCACGCTTAAGCTGTAAATACGTCTTCTCATCTAGTATATGTCGTAATTTCTGTAATAGTGAACTATTTCTAAACCATAGAGAAGCCTTCTTATTAACATTACTACCTCTACCTCTACCAAACTCATCTAAATTAGATATAATACGATCAACTGCGCCAGCTACTTCATCTGTTAATTTAGCTTCTTTAGCTTCAATACGTGTTTTAACATCTTTAGCTTTACTAGTAGTTACTTTAGTTTGATTAATAACTCTGTTTAACTCTGGAGATGGTGCTATTCCAACTATACTATCAGATGGACTCATTAATTCTTCTATTTGCATATCTATACTAGATGAGTAAAAATCTACAAAATCAGGATTAGTTCTTTCATTTAATAGTAAAAGACCTTGAGCTTTAATATTACCTCTATCAACACCAGATACCCGTAAGTTATTACGGCTCAATATGTTATCAATGAATTCATTAGTATCTAATTCAGGGTTAATATCTAATTCATGAGCTAGTGCAATAGATAATCCGTGTAGATAAGCAGTTGAAACAGTAGTATTATCCTGAAAAGAGCTTTGACTAGTAACTTGTCTTTTAGATGCTCTAGCCTTAGTTGCCTTTTCAAATACTTGTTCTACTGTTTTAGCTTTCCATGGAGTAAGGAAATCAACTATTTTATCCCATATAGATTTCTCTACTTCCTGTTCAACTTCAACAATACCTTTTAAATGATAATCAGAGAATGCTTCAGCTCTTTTATCCGCTGTGTCTAAGCCCCTTTCTTCTAATACTTTAATATCACTATCAGATAGTGTAACATCTTCAAGCTTATGAAAGATTTCATGAAGAACAGTTGATGCATCTGCACCCTTTTCATTTAAAATAATTAGATCACCTGAGTAAATACCCTGTACATCTTGAGCGGTACTATCAATAGTAACAACATCTACATCTTTACCGTTTGGTAATTTAACATTTACACCATTATCTATATCAGTTAATTCAACACCTGGTATAGTATCTGTTAAAGTTGTTTTAATAGTTGGTATATCAATAGTAGATATATCTTCCTCAACAGCTTCAGATACTAGAGTATCATATACTTTATTACGCTCTTCAACAGTTTGAGTAGCATCTACTGGAATAGGTGGTACATCTTTAGCAGCAGCTTTAGCATCTCTTATAATTTGCTCTCTAGTAGTTAGCATTTCTGAGATTGCAGCAGCTTGACCTTTACTTACATCTGGATTATCTTTAACAACTGATTCGATAAAAGTTTCTGGGTCACCGTTACTTTGCTCCCAATATGAACCAAATTCAGCATAAGCTACTTTCAATGAATCAGAGGTACCATCCATTATATCAAAATCTAATGATAAACGTTTATGTAAATCGAAGAATGACTGTAGTTCAGATGGAACAATATTACCATTTGAAATAGTTGCTTTATCAATATCAATAATATCAATTTCACTAGGTAGATCTTCAATAGTATCAACTGATGGAGCTTCAACAAAACTATCTTTTGCACGTCTAGAAACTATATTTTCAACAGCAGCTTGATTAAGGTCAAATCCTCTTAAAGCAGCAGCAGTCATAGCAATACGTTTTTGGTCACCACTCTCTAAAGCATCTACAATAAGGTTATTAATTTTATTCCTATTATATGCTCTACCACCTGCATTAACAGCAGAACCAGCAGCAGTAATAACAGGCATAATAATAAACGCATCTTTTATTTCTTGTAATAGTTGAGTACCTTCATTACGCATATACTTTTCAGCATCCGCAGCAGATATACTATCATCAGTTAATACAGCTATAGTACTTACACCAGCTTCTATAACAGATTGTAATGATTCTTGTGTTTGCTCTCTACTAGTAGCAGCCATATAAGATTTTATATAAGTAAATAGCTTACCAGTCGTTTTTGAGCCTAGAGGAGATAATTGTCTTTTAGCTATCTCTTCTAATAGTTGTTTACGGGTAGCAGATGCAACTACTTGAGGTGTACCTGCTTTAGCTGCTTTTAACGCTGCACTAGAACTTTTAATACCTGGAACTAATGTAGATAGCTGGGCTTGTTCAATAAGAGCCATACCCGTACCAGCAGCAGTACCCCAGGCTAAAGCAGCATCTGCATCCATACCATATTCAAATTGTAATTTATCAGCAACACTAGAAGTAAAACGAGTAGCATTAAGTATACCTGCACCTACTCCACCTGTAGCTAGTGTTAAACCAGTGGTAACTGCTAAATCACCAACAACACTAGCTACTTTGCGACTATAATCAGCAAATACCGTATCATTTAAGTAAACATTAGCAGTTAATTGATTTAATCTATATTCAGCAACTAATATAGCAGAACTATCTTTATCTCTATACGCTTCATTTAGAGTACCAAAGCGTAGAACACCTTTAGCCATACCTTCAATAGCACTTAATGCACCATCAGATAGAGCTGCACCAATTGATAGGATACCACCATCTAGACGCTCTGGATTATTAGCACCTAATGCTCGATATACTCTTTGTTGACTCTCTGGTGGTAAAGCAGCAACTACTGCAGCATCGTGTTGAGATATATTATCCTTAGTCATTAAACGGTAATATAATCTACGCTCATCTTTATCTAGCGCAGCAATTGATAATACAGCAGCGTGATTAGCTAGATTATATTCATTTTTACTAGTATACCACGTATATAATTCATCTTCATCAATAGATTGACCTGGTGCTGCTTGTTTTAACCATGCTTCTTTAGCTGTATCAAATTTACTATCACTATCATCTGGTAAACTATTCCATCTAGTAAATGGATCTTCACCATATGACTGTTGAGTTAAATAATATGCTTTTTCAAGTGCTTCAGCTTTATCATTAGTTTTAAAGAACCTTAGCACCTGTTTATCATCAATATAATCAACTGACCAGTTTGGATTAGCTCTATGAACAGTTGCTTTTAACAGAGAAGTAGCAACTGTATCATTCATAGATGAGAAATCCTCTTTATAATCATTTAGAATACTTTGAATATAGTATGGATTAATTTTATCAATTGTAAGAGGCTCTGTTTTCTTTTCCTCTAGAGCTGCTTCTTGAGCTGATATGAAATCAAAGTCAGGGTCTTCAAAGCTAACTGGGGTATACTCACCAGCATAAGGATCTTCAACAACTTCTTGTTCAATTATTTCTTGTTCAAATTGAGGAGCTGTTAATTCAGCCTCCTCAACCATTGATCGGTGTGTATCGATTGCTTGTTCAATAACAGGTTTAACTTCAGTCTCTTTTAATTCAGCTTGACCTGTTGATTCCATTATATCTAATATACTACTTGGCATATTTATATCCTTTATATTAGTAAGGTCTTCCAGTTACAGGGTTAATTGGTCTATATTCACGACGCTTAGGCTTCTCTGCCTTTTTAACCTTACGTTTATCTGTCCGTACACTATCACTAAGAGTATTATTAATAAAATTAACTTCTAGTGAGTCTTGTTGAGCTTTTAATGTAAGTGTATCAAGATCTTCACCTTCAGGTAATCTATTATTCTTAAGATAGTAGCTATCTATTAATTTATACAATCGATCAGAGAAGTATTCGGTATAATCTCTATTCTCTTTAGTAACAGCTATTCTACCTTTAATACGCTCTTCAGGTGTTAAATCTTCCCAATCCTCATCTGTATGCTCTTCTACAGCAACTCTAACTTGTGAATCAGTCATTGAAGGTAATAGATTATTAGCTTTTTGAGTTCTAACAACCCCTTCAGTTACCTTTAATACTTCATCTGTATCATTAGCTAGTTGAGTATATAGGGTAGAGTATTTATCTAATTCATCTGGTGTTAGCTGCTCGTTAAATGTTTTTATGACACGAGTACCATCTTCAGATTTTTTATGTTTAAATAGTTTCTGTTCAATAGATTTAAGCATAGCTGGTTTACTTACTTCACCTGCAGCTAATAGAGTTTTAGCTTTAGTTACTACCAGGTCAGCTCGATCTGATCGCATTTTTATTTCTGATTGTTTTCTAGCTGTAAGTACTTTTTGTTTACTTGCAAAGATCTTTTCAACTGATTCTCTAGTATTGGCATCTGCTATACTATTTATCATATTAGTAATATGTTGATTATCCTCAGCTGATACTACTGGTTTATCATATATCTCATTTATAATACGAGAACTATCAGTAATTGTTTCTGTTTGCTGTTTAGCGTATTTAGAATTAAGAATAACAGGCAGTTGAGCCTGGGCTTTATCTATATTAGCAATTCGTTGATTCTTTTCAGTTTCAGATAAACTAGATTCTCTTACCTGTTCTTTATTCTCATTATAATAATGATTTAACCCTTCATTAGCTGTTATTAAATCTTCAGGTGAATCAAAAGCTATAGTATCAATAGAATTAGCAATATTAGATAATGAGTACATATTCAAAGAACTGTTATCCATGTATTGCTTTTCAAGAGTTTGTTTAAAATTCTCTCTACGTAACTGAGCTTCTTGGTCAGATATAATAGTACCAGTTGTACCCTCTAGTAATCTCTCATGTTCAGCTATAGCCATATCCATTGGAATATCAGCAGTTGCTAATTTAGTAGTATTTTGATCTAGAGCAAACTTCTGTTCTTCAATTTCTAATTTACCCCATAATCCTTTAGAAGTAATATTATAGTTCTTTAGAAATGTATTATTAAACTGTTGAACATCATTATCATTCTTATATTCAAACTCACTTCCAAGCTGACGCATTCGATCTTCACCACCTTTCATAATAGATCTACGTGTTTCAGAATCTGGAGCTAATGACATCTCAGCTTGTGTTTCTTTTTGAATAAGAGCTAAATCACTTTTATATTGAGTGAATTGATTAGCTTTATCAGCTTTTTTATAATCAGCGTAGATACCCATCACATTAGCTACACCCTGTAGAGCCTGGCCAATACCTGATGAATATACTTTAGCTACACTTGTTTCATATTGATCTCGTACACCTGTGCTTGGTTGTAGAGATGGTGTTAATCTAACTCGTGCCATTTTATGTTTGACTCCATTTATAATCTATTTGAGCATCTGGTCCAGGTACAGTAGTATCTATTCCAGTCATACCAGTATTAGCAGTAGTAGCTGCCGGGTCACTGGTACTCGCACCAGCCTCTGTACCACCTGATCCAGCACTAGCTGCAGCTAGTGCTGCACTACCAACTGCCTGTGCAACATTACCAACTGTACTCCAAATAATACCTTTCTTCTGTGATTGTAATTGATCTCGTTGTTGCTGTAGAGCATAATTAGCTGAATCCATAGCTATATGCTCAGACATCATAGCATCATCAAATTTACTATTCAATCTAACTGTATCCATACCCTGAGCTACTTCATTATATATTTGTAGCTCTAGAGGTGAACCAAAATCCATTGATAAACCACTTACACCTTGTTGAGCTAATAGTTTACCTGTTTCTATCTTTTGCTGTCTACCTTGATCTCGTAAAGCCTGTGTACGTTGCTTATCTAATAGCTCTTTATTACGTAACATTTTTTTACGATTTTGTTCTTCTTGGTAGCGAGTAGCTTTAACTTGTGATTTAGCAGCATTATATTGTTCTACACCACTAACAACACTAGCAGCGGCAGCTACAACAGCAGCAGCGATTGCAACTTCTACTCCCATATTTAATACCTCGTTTAAAATTATCCAGTAAAGGAGGGGTAATTAAACACCCCTCCTCTTTATAATATATACAATTTACTTACCTTGTACGAATTGATACACTAATCCATGTATTTCCATTTTATGTGGTGAATCCTCGAATATGGTTAGTGATATATTTGGATCCCAAGTACTAAAAGCGCTAACTGGGAATTGACCGCTAACAGCTTCAGGGTAATACTCACTAAATTGATCATTATAAATACCATCAGCATAGTTTTCTTTATCACCTGGATTCCATTGAATATAACCACCAGCTGTATTACTAGTTAGAACGGTTACTTCACTTAAGTTTTTACGCTTAGTAAATGTTTGTTCTGGACCAGCTTGACCATAATCAATAGGGAATGTAGTCATAGTAAATTCAGTTGGTAGCATTATTTCAATACCTTGATAATAATCAGGTGGAATTGTAACCTCATCCCAGTACTCGTATCGTATATCCTCAGGAGCGACTGGCTTCGATGTATCATTTACAGGTGTAACGTGTCGATCAAATATCTCCTGTGTTATTATACCTCTTTTCCAATTTCGCTCAAAGGTAGATCTATAATAACATGGTATATTCTCATACACATCGAATATATCAGAAGAGTTAACTCTTTTAGCTACATAAGATGATAAGAAACTATCACCGGTTATATCACGCTTAATCTTATTTAATATGAATTTACTCTCAGCACCGTTTTCGAATGCGTTATCAACTTTATTAGGTACTTTTACACTATAAGATATATTATTTAGATTAACAACATTATCAATAGCAGCTAATGCTCTATCAGATGTAATATTTGATGGATAATAGTATGTATTTTGACTTGTACCTATTATACCCTGTCTTTTATCATAATTAATGGTGATCAACTGTCTATAAGTATTAATACCATCAACATATCCCATATCTAGAGTGTAAGGTAAATTATACTCAACTGTTATGTAAAGTAACTTTTCTATTTGATCATAAACAATGTTAATTATCTTACTATCAAATGCATCTGCACTATAAGCAGTTATATCATCTGATAAGAATGTTTCAGATTGCCAATCATATTGAGAAGCGTAAACACGTGTTCTCTTAGCATCAACAAATAACATTTCATTACCGATGTTGATAGGTTTAATATCAGCTGTAGCGAAAGATGTCTGTTGAATAGCTGTTGTAGTAGATGGTGTTAATATACCAGTTTCACTTCTTAATGACCAAAGAGCAGCTGTTGTACCAATTATTATATCTTGACCAATAACATGCATCCAATTAATAATAGCAGTTTGAGTATCAGCTAATCTATAAGCTAGTGGAGCATCATCTGTTGGGATACCATAATTAGCAAATTGATTAATATTATTAACACCAGAAGCATAAATAGTAGCTTCATATGATAGCCATAACCGCTGCTGGTGGAATACAATTGAATCATAAGCACGAGCAGCTGTAGTAGAATACCATTCACTAAATGTTTCCTGACACTTATTACCTTCAATATAGAAACAGTTAAAGTTATCCCAACTAAAGGTATACCCAGCTCTTACTGCTTGAGATCCACCTGAAGTAACTAAATCAATAACTAATCGATAAGGAATACCATAATCAGACTCTCTACCATCATTAATAATTATATTAAAATCAGCCGCAGATGTTACAACCTTTTCAGTAGTCCAGTTAACCCCTCTAAATGATTGCAATGTATAGGTACCAGTCCAGTTACCAGCAGTTCTAAACTCCCAGTCACCTAATACCATACCTAAATCAACTGTTTTATTAATAGTAACAGATGATCCCCAATCTTCATGTATTTCTGTTTGAAAATCTATATCACGTACTTGTTGATTCTCATCATTAAATACCCAACCAGCAGGTAAATTATCAAATACAGGTAATCCATCGATTGAACTAACAGTACGCGTATCATTCTCAGTAATAGTTATTGAATTTTGATCTTCATTACCAGCAATCTTAATCTGCTCACCACCAATAAAGTTTGGATCAGTGGTATAAGATTTTATTACCTTTTTAATATCAGTACCTTCAGCTATTACACCATCTACATCGACTGCAGTAAATAACGGGTTAAAGAATTCATCAAACCCATCAAATCTAGTTGATTCAACTGCGTCAATATCATTCATTATAATACCGACATAACGAGGTCGAACATCTGCACCGCTACCTGGTGTAAAATCATCATCAGCTTCAGGTATTACAATATAACCATTATAGGTAGTAGCTGTATTTGGTAATACTTCATATGATTGGTAACCATTTTGATCAAAAGTAGTTTCATCAACAGTAAACCAAGGTTGATCTGGTCCCACTGGTAAATCAGTTGCAACACTTAGCGTTAATCTACGCCAATCATTCGTACCATCAGTATAGTCAACCCATTGTGTATTAAATTTTTGAGAGGTAATAACTAGTAATACCCTAGCACCTTTTGTTTCAGCATCTATTTCGAATTCGTTTCTATAATTAGTTTTATATCCATCATAAATATGACTTGAATCAACTGTATAATAATAATTATCTTTATTCCATCTAGTATCACCTTCAAATGATCCATCTGGTCTATATGCAATAGGCAATGAGACACGGGCAGTAGATACCCCATTAGATGTTATTGGGTTTTGAGCTTCTGTAAAATTCCATTCACCAAATTCAAAGAATGCTTTACCTGTATCATCAAACTTTCTAGTTAATTCATAAATGGTATCATCTTCTGTAGTAAAAAGAATAATATCATTTAAAACGACATAATCAGTAGCCTTTGGTGGTGTATATGGAGTAACTGATGGTGCACCAAACTTTGAAATATCTAGTGCATATACTGTATCTAGACTTGGATTAATAACAGGTATATATTCATCTCTCTCTACATCATAAATCATAATTGTCTTGTCAGTATATATAACAATATGATTATTACCAGTACCACCAGCTGCTGGGAAAGCAATTGAGAATAATTCAGTTTGATCACTTATAACGGTATCAGTTTCAGTCCATCTACTTTGATTATATGTCTCGAAGAATGCATCAGCATCATATGGCGCGAAGTTAATAATACTTGAAATATTAGAGCTACCCATATAAGATTGACCTATAGTAAACTCAGTTTCAGATGTTAATTTGAAATAATTACTCTCTAAATTATATTGACCAATAGCAGGTGCGTTGAAAGGAGTAAATAATATTCTATCTGGTTCAGTATCAACTATTCCTTTTGCGTAACTAATACCAGCAAAAGCACCTGCAGGTTGACTGTGTGGTTGAATCTCTATAAATTTAATATCATTAGAATCATTTGTTATTCTAAAGGTCTCTAGATCTAATCGGCATATATTAGGTGAATCATATGGACTAAAATAGTATTGACCGTTTTCAGTATAAACAACGCCAGTAAATGCATTAGCACCTTGATTATGAGGTATATATATAGTAGTATCAGTTGATATTCGGTAAATAGCTATATCACTAGCTTCGTGAGGAGCAAATACTACATAATCCTCAGTCTCATCTACTGCACATCCCCAGTAACCAGGTCCAATAGTTGGACCATCTACATATGTCCAGTTACTATAATGAAGAGTACCAACTGTACCTTGTTGAGCTGGTGCTAGCCATTGATAATCGCCAATTCTACAAGATTGACGGAATGCACCTAGGCCTTTACCGTGAGAAACACCGGTATATTCAAGTGTACCAGTAAATCTATTGTAACCTATAAATGTCGGTGAGTTATATGGAACAGCCATTGTAACCGGTGAACGCGGAAACCCGGTCGGTGTTATTGCATCAAATGCACCATTGAATGCACCAGCTACGTAACCGGTATATGTTATTGAATTCTGAATCGATTCAAATGCAACCTCAACAAAATCAGTACTATTATAAGGTACATATATATCTTTATATTGATCTGAGAATGCTGCGTTACCGTATGCGTTTGGTACCTGCACGGTGTCACTAAATGTAATTTCTGAATACATAATTGATGGTTGAATAAATTTAGTTAAGTCGCTAGCTAGTAATTCAGTACCAGCTCTTTTATTAACACCACCTCTGATATCAACAGTTCCATTATTAAGATACTCAACAGCTTTGCTCCGTCTCTCATAATCAGTACGGTAACGTAAGCGAGAATCCATTTGACCAGCGTTTAACGCGTTGGTTAATATATCTGTCATGTTAATTAATCCTTATTTTATCATTGTTTAAACACGTTTTAAGCTAAAGCTATAGATAGATATAGATTATCTGTTAATATGCTTCAGACCCTAAAAAAATAGGGATGGAAAAGAATCCATCCCTTCTATAATTATATACAATTATATGCAATATCTACCAAATAGCCTAACAGCCCAATAAACATATTCTCGTCTCCACCAAGGCATACCAGCTTCACGACAATCTATATATAATTGTTTATCAGCTTGAGCTCGATAAGATTTTGGTAATACACCATTCCTAATTAAATAATAGGCTACATCGTGTTTGAAGAAACCTACCAGAAAATCTAGAGTGTCTAAAGCACCAGTAGCTCCATCAGATACAAAACCTGGAAATACCGTTACTACTCCATCTTTATCTAATTCAACTATATCATCTTTATAATATTTATTATAATGGGATACAGTAAATATATAATTCTCCTGTAAATGATATAAACCATCTTCTAATTTTATATTTAGACCATTTAGTTTCATTGTTTATTTACCCTCTATATAAGTATCTTCTACATAATCCTCAGCTTTATCTTCTAAAACTTGTGGTAATACCTTTCCAGCTACTTGTTTAGCTCCTCTCCAGGTAACACCAGCATATACTCCATCTGAATCAACCTTAAATGTAAGGCAAGATTGTAACATTAATGATACAACTATTATCAAAATAACTTTACTCATAACTAAAACCTATTATTTAATAATAGTCGACCAATAACTAATACTGAGAGTATAACACCTACAAATGTAATAAGTATTGATCGACACATTATTATTTTTTATCCTTTAATGTAGTATCCAACCGCGTAATTGCTTTTTCTATATTACCGATTGTTTTATTCATATCTTTAAAATCAGTTTTCATTGTTTCAACTGTTTTGGCTACATATTCAATACGGGTTTTTGTTTCCCTCGTATTAATAGCTCTCTTATATACTTCATCCTTAAAGTTTAAGTAATTAATATTAAGATAACCAAGCCAACCAAGTAATAGAATCGATAAAATCCAATTTTGTAATCTATATTCAGTCATGCTGATTTCTTCCTTATCATCTGCTCCTTCTACTTTCATTACCCTCTCCAAGTAGTTGCTGTTGCATTAACATTAGTTCTAATAATACTATTTGTTAATGTATCTTCTACATCACCAGATGGGCGCTCAATATTAACAACAATTCCACTATTACTCTCCAATTGATTAATTGGGCACGGTAATTGAACTGAGAAACGTTGTAGATCTTGAGGTGAAGTGATAGGAATAATTACTTCATACTGATCAAATGGCTCGCTTCCATCATATATATAACCATCAGTAACCTGAGATACTTGCCAACGTAATTTAATATCACCAGTATTAGTACCTTTAACATAGAAAGATAATCCAATAACCAGTGGGACAGATGTGTCTACTCCGAATACACGATTGACAATAACACCAAACCCATCAGTAGCTCCTGATCCAACTAATTCATTATCAACGAAATCAGCTGAATAAGTTGGGGTATAATCAACTATTTCATTAGCTGGGTCACTGTTATCATTCTTAACTACTTCAAATGGTAAAGCGATACTATTTCTAGCTCTGCCATACTTAAATATACCAGTTGATTCAAATTCACATCTATTTGTATGGAGTTTAATTTGTTCAACCTGTGGATCAGCAGTAATATTAGCAATAACACGATAGCGTGCCCAGTAATATGTATAGTCATCTCCATTAATATTGAAAGTTGTTTCTTCCCATTGTTCTGGTTCAAAACGAGTTAATGGATCATATCCAAAGTATATCTGTTCAATATCATGTAGCGCGATATTCCAGCCATTAGCTTCATGTGGATAAGCATTATTAGTTCCCATAAATGGAACATCTTGCCAACCAGCACCAGTCGATTCGTAATATTCAGCTACAATACTATTTGGATCAACTGTTTCTAACGTATTATATTTAACCTTTGCACCTTCAAAAGGTTGTGGTGCACCAACAAGAATATAATCACCGGCAGCTGCTCCACCAAATAATCCAGTTGAACTACCAGTATCACTTTGGAGGATAGCTGTTACATCAATAGCTGAGGTAATAGTTGTACCACTAGTATTAGCATTGTCACAATGAAATGCAATTGTGACTGGATAACTATCTCCACCAGATATAATCTCATTAGTTACTGCTAATTGACCATCCAGAATAAGACCGGCATCATCACCGGTCGTTTCTGTGAACTTATCAGTAACAGTCTTCGATGTAGTTATTTCAGCAACAACATCTTCAGTTAACCCATCAAGATATAACTTTTGATTTTCTAATTTATAAGTCACAGATTACCTCCTTATACTTCTTCGGTATCTAAATCATCAATTGGATCAATAAATTCAACTTTATCTTTAAGATAACCGTAAGCCACTTCAAGAGCATTACCAGATGGTAGTATGTACTCTGAATCAAATGCGTCAGAGAATGTCTTAGAGGTAAGTGGTTGTTTACCCTCAAGTCGTGCAAGTTTGTCAAGATATACTTGATAACTAACAGTCACTCTTCGTGTATTAATAGTGACATTAGAGATTTTAACATATTCGCCAATTACTCCATAATCTGTTTCTACTTTTGTTATAATAGCCATATTTTAATTTTCCTTATTTATTATAGTTCAAAACACTCTAAATATTTAACTTCACCGAATGCGTTACATGTAGCTGATGTAACAGGCTTTTCAATTATTAATGTACCAGGGAAACCGAGTGAATATACATTAATACTTGGCATGAATGAAGGGTCATTGCTATCCTCTACTCTGCTTGTTTCTACCCATGTATTGGCATTCATATAGCCTTTTACTTCAGCGGTATACATATAACCTATTGTATTATCAATAATAACACACTCAATCGTAACCTTACCTCTATAGCCAGTTCTAACTAAATCTTCTTGAGATAAGATAGTAGATGATGCACTAGCATTATTTGCACTAAATACATATTCAAGTTTCTGACCAATTGTGTCTCTCGCAAACGCTCGTGAATAATCGATATAAGCGTTAGCATTTCTCCCACCTGTAACTGTTGAAGCTATACCAGATGCAATATTAAGCTTACCACCAACAACAGTTGCGAAGCTATTACTAGCGGTGTTATCTTCACCACCCGAAACCGTTGCAAATGTTCCGTTTGTTGTATTATTTCGTCCTCCTCCAATTGAAGTGAATGAACTTGTAGCGTTGTGTAATACACCACCGGCAATAGTTGCACCTGTTCCGTTAGCAGTGTTTCCGGAACCACCACCAATGGCGGATAAACTACCACCAGCGATATTATCTTCACCCCCGGAAACTACGGTCTTGTTGTTATTAGCAATATTATTTTCACCACCAGAAACCGTTGAAGCTAAACCAGAAGCTACATTAGCTTCCCCACCACCAACGGTTGAGTCAAAACCACTCGCGGTATTACTATTACCACCAGCAACAGTAGAATATCCTGCTTCTGCTGAACATCCTTTCCCGCCACCAATAAAGGCAAAATCATTGGAAATAGTATGATTCTCACCACCGCATACAGTTGAGTAAAATCCATTAACAGTACTTCGATTACCACCAGCAATAATAGAATAATCACCAACAATGTCATTAAGCTCCCCACCACCGATATATGAATAGTCACCAGCGATAGTATTTTGATACCCAGAAATCAACCCAGTATATGAACCCGATAGTACTTGATTTAGTCTGCCGCCACCTAGAATTGAGAACGCACCGTCGTTGATATTATCTTGCCCAGATACAATAGATGACTTTTGACCATTAACTATATTATCTTCACCACCGATAACGAATGAGAAGTTATTTCGAACCTCACATTTTCGACCAGCTAGAATTGCGGATTGTTGACCTGTTACTAAATTATCATTACCACTACCAATAAATGAGTTCTTCTGCCAGACGCTGTTCCTAACGCCATTGACAATTACAGAGTTTACGCCATTAGATGTAATATTATTGTCAGTTCCACCTAATATGCCAGAGGCATTACCTTGAGCACCAACTTGACCCTCACTACCAGTACTGTTAGACATATCAATAGCCTGTTCACCAGTATTAGCATATAGTAACGGATCTTTACCCACTAGACGATAACCAGTCTTACCACCCTCAGTAACCTGTTCTAATCCAGTTGGAGGTATAATTGATTCAGCTTCTTCTTTAGCTTTTTCAGCCCAGTGTAAAGCAGAGTATTTACCAGGTTCAACTTCAACATCTTCTGGATTCTCAGCCCATTCTTGAGCTTTATCCCTAGCAGCCTCAGCTTCATCTCTAAATGTTTCTATTTCAGGGTACCAAATAGCAATTTGATTATACCAAACCTCTATTTGATTATACCATGTCTCAACTTGACCATATTTAGTAAGGAAATCATTATATTTAGTATTGAAATCGTTATACTTGGTGATGAAATCATCATATTTAGTAATAAAATCATTGTATTTGTTTATAAAGTCTGTATATTTAGTATTGAAATCATTATACCATGTTTCAATCTGATTATACCAAATTTGAATCTGATCATAATCACTTTGAATATCATTATACCATATTTCTATTTGATTATACCAAGCTTCTATCTGGTCATAAATATCTTCTAAATCTTGTGGAAGAAGAGATGTAATTACATATTCACCATTCAAATCAAAAGCAAGTAATTTACCAGCTCTTTCTATTTTCTTAGACGGGTCAACTGAAGTAAGTGTACCATCTTCAAATCGAACACCATACACATCAAATGCACCAAAGTTTTCTGTAATCTGTGCTTGCAGATCATCTAAACCAGATGCAATATCTTGTGATATAATTCGATTTCTCTCTTCTGGGTTATAAGATTGTTCCTTTTCTGATACTCTTTGAGCTACTATAATTGAACCAGCTGGTGTATTGCCATCAACAGTAAAAGCAGTCTTAGTAGAGTCAGTGTAAGGATAATCGACTGGGTATATATCAGCATCACCAGGATATGTAACAAAATAATCAACTTCACCATCATTTACATTGAAAGTAAAACTGTAATTCTGTATTCCACCTATATGCTCATACACATTGTACCACGCACTGTCTAAAAATGACATATTTTAATTCTCCTTATCGGTATCTATCCCAAGTAGATAAACTGTCTAAGCCTTTCATAACTCTACTTGGTCTACGTTCTATATTATCTGAGTAATTATATTTCTTCCAGCATTCATCAGCATCTCTATTCAAACTATTAGCAATTGCAGGTTCTTTGGTAAGAGGAAACGCTAATTTAGCTGCAATTGAATGTGCTAAAGCATCAATGAATAAACTAGATGCATAATGCAATTTACTAATTTCAGAAGAGATATATTCAATCTCTACCCCATCACTTGTATCTATTCCACTATTACCAGTACCCAAATAAATTTGAGTATCTCTAATTGCATAATCTCTAAGAGGAGTAGAAACAATTATTACGTAATCGGATGGGAGTTGATAGGATTGGGTTACTACATTGTATTGTAATTTTGCTTTAACCGTAGCAAAGTTGGGTTTAAAAGCACGTAAGTATTGTTCATATGTTAGTGCACCCCATCTTTTACATAATTTACTAAGCTTATCTGTCGAATCTAATGTCTGTATATTAGAAGAGCCTACTAAATCTAATGCCAGGTTACAAACATCTAAAATATCCATAAATTTGTACCTATCATTTTTATTAACTATAAAAAAAGGGGACTACCCTGTAATAAGAGATAGTCCCCTCAATATTAACTAAGGGTTAAAAGAGATTACTCAGTACCAATCTCTACAACACCTACATCTTCACGACGAAGAGCACCGAACTGCTCCTCAATGAATAGAACCCAATCGAAGTTATAAGCTTCAGATTCTTTAACACGTACTCTACGAGCTAGATTGTAACCGAATAGTACTTTGTCTTTCTGAAAGGCAATTGCTGGGTCAGTTGCTAGTGAACCAACAGTTTCAGTATGGATAAATTTGAAACCTAGGAAAGTATCAAGCTCACCGTTAACCAACGCCTTAACTGTATTAAAGTCACTAGATATAGTTTCAGTTTTACTTAATAGAGTTTCTAGGTGAATAGCATTGTGTGCAATACAACGACCAGTTGCAGGTACTTCAGCAGAATCCATTAGACGCTTAGCTGTACGTAATTTATCAACAGTAAGACCAGTACCAGCAGAAGCGATTATCTGAGCTGCTGGAAGAGCTATTGGATCATAAACACCAGTACCTGAATTATATTCTGACGCATTACCTTTCATAGCTGCAATAGTAACAATATCACGCTCACGGTTCATCACGTTGATCATCTCTTTAACAATTTCAGCTTCAGGATCTTTCATCATTTCAGCTACATCTTTATCAGACTTGAATAGAGAGTAAGTTTTAGTTGCACATGTTAGCTGTCTACGAGTAAATCCAAGATCTTTATTCGCAGTAGGTGCACCAGTTGCACGGTTAGTTGTAATTTCTGTTTGAACAATAGTATTAATATAGTCATCTTCATAAGAACGACCAGTAAATTCTTTATTCTTAACTACAGATGCAATACGAGCATCCATTTGCTGTGAAAAGTGTTCGTAATCTTCACTAAATTTAATAGAAAACGCAGAAGCATTATTCATTGACATAATATTTTCTCCTTGAGATAATTTTTAAGTTAGTACCGGGATAGTAGGTACGGTTTGTTTAATTTATTTTACTTTTGTTTCGTTTCGCTACCCGATTAAGGACGATACTAGGCTTATACTCCCATATGAGTTGAGATGTTCTACATGGACCAAATAAATGGCTACCCCAATACTAACCTCTTTTATAATATATACAATTTGAACTCAAATAAACGGGTCTAAGCGTGTTTATATAACAGTCTATATCTGAGTATAGAGATTATATAAATATTGCTTAGACCTTATCTATTTATTTAAATCCTTTAATCTTACGATTAATTAGTTGATTTATTTCATCATTCAATCGCTTACCTTCAGGTGAACCTGTACCATACTCAGGATTGTTTCGAATCTCTTTCATTTTATCATCGATTGTTTTACCTGTTGTATAATCATTTTCAACTACACCTGGTTTAGAAGACATTCCTTTCAGCTTAGCATAATCAGCTAATAGTGAAACCATCTTAGCATCATTTGCTAGATTAGATACTTTCAATGTATCAACTATTCCACTCTCTGACGCTACTTGATTAGCTAGTTGAATCATACGAGTTGCATCAGCACCGTAAGCATCTTTTAGATCACCCATACATTGTTCATGAGCTGCTTTAGATTCCTGGATAAGATTCTGTTCTATACCCAATTGATTCTCTACATAAGTATCAAAAAGTTTCGAGGCTTGGGATTGAGATAAACCAGCTTGATGAGCAAGATCTCTAAATGTATCAGCTGTATCACCAAACCATTCAGGAGCATTTTCTAGATCATTAAGAGTATAATCTTTTGCTTCATCTGGTCGACCTAGTTCCTTATAATAGTTATTCCAGTCATCTTCTGTAGCTTCTTCTCCAGGCTTAATAATACCTTTTTTACCAATAAGAGATTGAGCATTTTCATAATCTTTTAATAGTTGATCTGGTGTTTCATACTTAGATGCTAACTCTTTATATTCTTCACCAGTGTACCAAGATGTAGACTCTTGAGGAGTCTCTTGTGGTGTATCTTGAGGAGTTTCAACTGGTTGAGTTGTTTCTTCAGGTGCTGCCCCACCGCCTAATACTGCGTCCATAATTTATTAACCTCGTTTATTTCGTTTATTTTCTACAAGTTCACCATATTTTAAAATGTCTTGTAGCATACTAACTCTACCCCTAATAAAATACATCTTATTTGGATTAGTACAGTCAGTATAATCATTTACTTTTATTAAATAATTGATAAAGTCTGTTAAATCTGGACTATTTTTAATTATTCGTCCACATTGATTGAGATTTAACTCTTTATTGTTGAATACTACTAATTTATCAGTTTCTTTCTCTTTACTCATATATCTGTCCTATTATTTGTCCTTATAAAATTAAAGAGAGGGAAAGGGAAGGACAGGACCCGTTCGATAGCTAATCTATCCCTCTCTTTATAATTATATACAATTAGATTAACCAGAAACAGCATCCATTATTGTATCACCTAATGAACCAGGTTCACTCGCTTTCTGAGCATCTAGTGGTTTAACCATTTGTGACATCATTTGCTGTTGAGCTGCTTGTTGGGCTGCTTCAGCTTTAGCTACTCTGTATTCTTCCAATTCTCTTCCAGATCTTATTGAATCAGTAGGTAAATTACTATTAATAACAATAGATTCAGCTAGTGCATCAAAGTCAATACGGTCAATAACACTTGGATCCAGGTTAGCTAAGTTAGCTAATAGTTGAATACTCTGCATTGCTGACATATTCTTTAATTGACGCATCTTCATAATAAGAGATGACTGGACTTCTACATTATATTCTAAGTCTTCTGGTGATTCTAGGAAGTCTGGTGGAGGTATTTCTCCTTCTTCCATAAGAATCTGAAAACTACGCTCAACTAATGGCTTAACTAAGTCTGATAATAGCTGAACTATAATTGGAACCATTAAATCCAACTTCTCAGCATTAGCAGAATTAATCTGTGTTGCAGTAGCTGTAGTATTCATATCCATTATTAGAGTAAGAACATCCATATAGAATATCTCATCTATCATAGCTTCTAGTTTATCTACCTGATATTGACCCACTTCAATATTACCACCAAGTGCAATAGGTTGAGGTAAACTAACACCACCAGTAGCATCTGGCATTACTTCAATATAACCACCTGGATTAATATCAAATGCTAAATGATCTACATTAGCTGCAGCATCAACTGGTATTGCTATTACTGGATCTACGTGTTTTTCTGATGCACGTAAAATAGTACGTTCAACTCTATTAAGTGACTTAACAGTTGGTAACCCTCTTATAGCTGGTGATCGACCATATTTTTCATAAGAGTTTGAACTCCAACGAGGAACCATTATTGGTTTTGTACTATATGCATATTCAGTGATTATATGCTTGGTAGCTTCTTCTACTATATAAAGACGCCATACATCATCCTTACATTGCTTAAAATAATTATAAACTACTATATCTTCAGCTCCATTAGCCTGACTCCGCTCTGCTTTATTACGTACCCTTTCACTAACCTGTTTACCATATTTCTTAACTAGATTCTGAGCACTACAATGTTTAGTAGTAACTAATACATCTACTTCCTGGTCATAATCAGTATCAATATAACAATCCTCAGGGAAATAAGTAGAGAATGTTAATTTATTCTTTACCCACGCTGGGTGAATAGGAGCTGTACCATAATAAACTAGTGATCGAAGTAATTGGACAGCTACTTTAGGTAAATTAGATTCTGCTAACTTAGCTGATAATATTTCAGTAGCATTATGCCACCAAAGCTTCATATCATGGTTAGTCTCAGTTGATGGAACTAAAGTAAAGAATTGCTCGTGGATTGGCATAACCGTTGAGTAAAGTACTTGAGCTAGTCGTTCTGCTGCCTGGGTTCCTTTTATCGAATATTGATATTCATTCTCTTGATTACCAACATCTTGTTTATGATAAAAGAAATCACCAGCAGATGGTATATAATACTCCTTTACATCATTAAAAAGAGAATCATATAGATTACGCTCAGCTTTCAACCGGCTGATATGCTTTACCATATCTTTACCTGTTAACTTATCTTTCATATTTTATTATCCTAGATCGTTAGGGTTACCTTGTGGTGCTCCAAATACACTCATTGTATCTTCTAATGAATATTTACGTTTCTTTTTCTTTGCTACCATTTCCTTAGCTTGATCTTGCATACTTTCCATTGTTGGTGCAGCAGCTGCTTGTGGAACAGGAGCCGGTTTACGTGCTTTTTTACTTCCCATTATGAGTAATCTCCATTTGTTTAATCTATAAAATTTATTACATCGTTTAAATCAACAATGTTGTTGAACCGCTCACCCATCTCTGTTTGAGCTTGCTTATCTCCACTTAATTTAACTACACCAAAGTGATCAGCTAAACTAGTTAAAATATCTTTAATATGTTTAATAGCCCATAATCCACAGTTTTTAAATACTTGATAATGAACTAAAGGTGTTATACTAATAAAATCAAAAGAGTACCACTGGATAGCTACTATTGCTCGAGGCTTACCTCTTTTATCTAATATTAGTAAAAAATCCCAGTGATTTGATGTTATACGCTCTTTACCAGTAAGAATATCTAATGGGCTACCATTGCCAAACACCCCACTAGTATCATGAGTATGCAAATTGTATTCATTAAATAATCCCGCTGTTAACCATTTTATCTCGAATTGAGGACTGTCCTTATCCATATCGATTACCTCTTCTATTTTGATTATATCGTTGCTCTCTTCGTCTCTTATTAACTCTATTTAATTGAGCTGCTCTAGTAATAGTACCTGGTTGATATTCAACAGCTTGGTTACCAAAAGCTTGCATTCCATATCGCAATGCATCTAGTGCGTGATCTGGTCCAGATGGTTTATAAGGAACAACAGGCTTACCAGATGTATCTGTCTTCCAAATATATTGCTCAGCTTCTATCTGTAAATTATCATTTTGAACTATATTAACAGGTCTAGATCTAACTACTTCTATACCAGCAATAATACTATTTGGACCTTTTCGACAAGACGATGCATTGTAACCTAGTCGTCTTAAAGAGTTTACATTTTCTGGTCGAGCATTATCACAAATAAGAGGAGCTGATTTAGGTATATCTAATTCCGCTAATCTATTAGCGATCGTCTTTTCATCTAATGGGTCAGGGCTAACTACGCATAAATCACTCTCATATAATAAAGTACGTGCAGAGTAAACATCTTCATAATAAGTAATCTCTACTAGTGTAGTTGGGTCACCATACCCAAAATCCATTCCATAAACAGTTGTACCACTACTTGGCCAATCAGCAGGTGATATATACTTAAAGTGTTTATAAATAGTACCTTCTTTACCGGCAGGTAAACCCAGCCCATATACCTTCCACATATACTCATCAGCAGTACCGTTCTCTATATTAATGGCTACCAACGGGTTATAAGATTCGATCTTATTAATAATACGGGGAGTTAAGTATGGGTTATCTTTATAAGTAGAGTGAATATAAAGAGTTGATGGTAAATCCTTTACAACATCTAATATATAATGAGTAGTAACTGATGGGTTAAATGAAAGAATCATCTTCCCAGTACAACGCTGAGATAATTGATCATAACTCTCTTGCGGACAGTCAATTGCTTCATCGACATGTGCAATAGTACTTTTTAATCCTCGTATCTTTGAAGGATCGTTTAACCCAGTAAAAAATATCTCAGATCCAGTCTCTAAAAATGTAATAGTACTTTCTGATTTGTTAATCCTTACTACGTCATCACCTAAAGCTAGCATATCAATCACTTCCATATAATCTTTCCATATGGTTTTACGAACAACTGTTTGCTCATAACGACATACTGCTATTCGGTGACCTGGTACTTCAAGAGCTAATAATATTAAATAGGCTGATATTTGGAAAGTCTTACCAGAACGACTTGAACCCTGGGATACTAGAGTATCTTTTGTATCATCAGCGAATAACTGATCTAATACATCAAAATGTTTTGCTATTACTCTAAAATCTATCATTATTTAAACCTTGTCTGTCCTTAAATACAAAAACTCCCATCTCTTTATAATATATACAATAGAAATGGGAGATAACCTGAGAGAATAGGAGTCTCCTTAATCTCTGATCACATTTATAACTTTTTGCTCTACTTCATGCTTTTGAGCCTCATTCCACCCGAGCATATCCGCTAATTGTTTAATTGCTTTTGTTTTACTCGATTTAGTAGTTGTACTTTCTACTTGACCATCACTATCATATTGGGTAATAGTCTCATCATCTATTTCTTCACGAATAATATCAACTAATACTTCTAATGCTTCCGCTCGTTCCATGGATAATTTCTCTTCTGCTTTTCTATTTAATTCTTCTAAATACTCTTTTGCTAATGGTTGGCAGCATAAATGAGAACCTTGAACCATAGCTGTACTCTTAGCACAACCCATTATTTCTTGATATGCTCTCCATTGTTGCCAGCCTTTAGCTACTAATCGAAGTATTTTACGCTTTTTCATGTCTAGTTTCTGTAAATTAGTATTACATACACCAGGCTTTGAACCTTTTCTTCCCATATCTCCCCCTATTATTTAAAAAACAAGCCCAATAATAATGATTATAAAGAGTATTTTCAACATATTAACCTCCTGTACTTATTTCTGGCTCATAAGGACTACCAAATCCAAAACATTGAGAAATACTAATAAATATATCATTACCCCGAGTAGCATCATAGGATACTCGGATATCTACTAAATCTTCTACTAAATGGAGATCTTTCTTATCAAAATCTTTAATAAACTCTTTCTTATTATTGATAAAAAGAGTAACCAGTTCATTAATCTGTGGATCATACTCTCGAATATCTCGACTCATATAACCACCGACTTCATATCGCTCTGGAGTAATAGTAAACTTACCCATATCTTTTACATCACCATAAAATATTTCTATTGTATCAGTATAGTTACATGGGAGTACCCAGATACCGTCATCTTTAAATTTATTTAACTCGTCAAATCGTTCTAGGGCTGCTTTTTTAATCTCAATTAGTTCATCCATTTATTTACTGTCCTTTTTAGATGTTGTTTTCTTTTTTGTAGTCTTCTTTGGTTTACCTTGTTTTTCAATTCGTTTTAGTACTTCTAGTATCTCACCTAGACGTTCATAAACCATTCCTTGTACTGATAGTCGTCCTTCTGACATAATATAATTATCCTTATTAATTAAAGTTTGGCTCCGCTACCTGGGATCGAACCAGGAACCAAGTGATTAACAGTCACCTACTCTACCAATTGAGCTATAACGGAATATTAAAATTTGGTCAGGGAGGAAGGATTCGAACCTCCGACTTCTCCGGTCCAAGTGGAGTTGTCTACCAGACTGACATACACCCTGACTTGTTTATAATATATACAATCCTAATTTAAGATTACATACTTCTGTTCTATACTTAATATATAATCTTCTTTTCTTTCTGTTCCTTTTACTTGTTCTACTTTTATAACTAATGGAGATTCAACAATAAATTGTACTAAATCTAATTCGTATTCAGCTAATTTATAGAATTTCTTATCCATAAAATCTCTTAATGTATTAGCACCAATATAACCAATTGATTCATAATCTAAATAAGCTTTTACTCTATGTAATTGTAATCTTTGTGGTTCTCTATCAGGTAAACTAACCCAATTTACATTCTTATCTTCTAGTTTTAAAATCTCTACTTCAAACGGCTCTAAATAAGACTCCATTTGTTGTTCATATCCAATGTATAACGCATCTCTAAGAAAATCTGATATATCCATAATAGTTATCTCCAACCTAATTTATATAAGATACGACCAAAAAGACCCATTGTTGATAATCTAGCTTCCTCTACTTTTAATAATGCTTCTTCTAATTGATTACGTCTCTCTTCTCTATTAATCATTATTAACCTCTTCAAATACGTGTTTTATCTTTTGACTATAGCGTGATTCACTCTTTAATTGATTCTTTACTGCATTACCAATTGTTAAATAAAAGTAACCAGGTGGATTACTAGATAATTTTACTTTATCTGTGACAATTGCTCTCCAACTATATTCCATTGCTTTGGATATTGCTGAATAACTATCTCGTAAATTATGGTAACCAGATACATACTCTGTAAACATTTGGTAAAGATGGGTAAGTAAATTGTTTAACACATCTTCATTTCTACCATTGTAGTATACCCCTAGTAGTTGTTTTATAATTACACCTCTACCCTTCATTATATTCCCTATTTTAAACTTAAAGTTACCCTTTCCTTTATATTATTTATAAAACTAAGGGGTTAGAATGAGATGTTAAGTATTTTATTGAAAATATCACACTTTTTGCTCTGTAAATCATTGATTATTAACAAGTTAGGGAAAAAAATCGGTATGATCCCATTAAGAGAAGAGAATTCTATTCTTAATTAGATCTATTCTTTATATATGTATATATATTCTATATCTATT